GCGGCACAGATTCACCCTTTGCGTCGCCCTTTGCGTCGCCCTTTGCGTCGCCCTTTGCGTCGCCCTTTGCGTCGCCCTTTGCGTCGCCCTTTGCGTCGCCCTTTGCGTCGCCCTTTGCGTCAGGTTTTACTACATTCTCGGGAACAGGGCTTTCTTTCTGTTGGCTAAAATAATTACCCATATTCGTATCTGTTCTATGAAAAAAACATAAAACATTATATCAATTTTGCCGCAATTTATTACTCAACAAGCATAGGAATACTGCGCTCCTTACAATAGTCCGCAATCTCTTTCATTGCGGTATATCCGATTTCGCCCGTACCGATAAAGGCGTGGCGGTCCACACAGGAACCGCACGTCGCTGCGGAATCATTAAAATGTACGAGTTTTATGAGTGCCGGGTCCGCAGCGTACATAGACATTATATAATCGCGCGGATTACTCCCTGATGCGAAGACATGGCACGTATCTACACAGACGCGCAACTTTGTGCTTGCGAACGATTGTACAAACGTCAGAAAGGTTTCGTACGTCGTAAGCATTTCCGTACCCTGACCCGCTGGCGTTTCCAGTAGCAGTGGACAATCGTCTGTCGCGTGCTCCAGAACCGTAAGAATATTCGCACGCATATGCGCCTCTGCGACCTCGGCGGTCATCGTCGTTGATTTACCGACATGTACGACAACACCACGCAGACCCATCGCAGCCGCGTATTGGAGATTTTTTATTAAGCACGCAACACCGTAGTCTTCCTTTGTACCGGGCTCGTGGCACAAATTGATGACGTAGGCGCTGTGGACGTAGAGTTTTATTGCGTTGGTCGATTGCGTAGTCGCAGCGGCTGCCAGGTCATCATCCTTCAATTCTACCTTGGTGGATTGCGGACCTGCGAGAAAGACCTGGAAAGGAAAGCGTGGCGCTGCGACAAGTCTGCTGAGTGTTTCAGCCATAGTCTTCTGCTTGTGAATATGGTTACCGATAGAGTGAGAATGCTGTAGGAGCCGCCCAGGAATCGGAGACTTGACCGCGACTGCGGACTGCTGCGCCGTACTCAGCGCATTCATCATATCACGGTACTGCGTACGCGTCTTCCAGTCCTTGAGGTCAAAAGACCAGACTGTCGCTTGGAGTGGTAGGACTAAATGGACTTCCTTCGCAGCGGGATGGAGCGCGCCGTACGCGAAGACCTGGAATAGAAAATCTACCCAGTTCTTCTTAAGCAGCCCTGTCAGCTTGACCTCAAACAGCTGCTCCTCCGTTTGCGCATCTGGGTGCCCTTCTACAAGTTCGTAATGGACGGCGGTATCAAATACTAGCTCGCCCTTGACGACTGCGGTAAGCGCAGTACGCGTTCGCTTGAGCAAGTCCAGAAACGGTGGCGTTGTCTTCGATTTCACCACCTTCGCCTTGAGCGCATCCGTGTAATCCGGAAAATACTTCGCGATCGCGACATGCAGCGTATCTAGGTTGATATCTGGTGCGGGGTAGCGCAGCATCTCCTCCGCGACAAAGCCCAATAGAGAATATGATTCGCTTTTGGGGAAGATGCCAAGAATGGCTGCCGGATATTTCGCTGTTACGACATCGGGCATCACGAGTTTCTTCGGCAGCAACTTCTTGAGATTCGTACGCGCGGCAGAATCCATTGAGGAAAGAATATAGCGAACACGAAGAGGGACCATATTGAGTAGGAAAGAAAAGAAAGGAAGATTGGAAACGTAGGAAAGCAGGAAAGCAGGAAAGCAGGAAAGCAGACTTTATACTTTAGCGCTTTCATAGTTCAATTTTTTCACTCCACAATAGGGCTGGATAGCTCCAATTATTACTATATGAATAATTTGTATCATAAACAGAAATGTAATTTATGTTTATAATATATCAAGTATGCTAATCTGTATTCGTGGATTTCATAAAAGGGGGTACAAAAGGGGTGAGATATCCCCTTAGTTCTTATATCTTTAATTTAGAAGCCACATTCACAGCTTTTGTTTCATAATCAATAGGGCGAAGTCGTTCAAGACGTGGTGTATCGCGTTCTTCTAATAGTTTGAGAAGTCCATTGATATCGGCTTTTAAAGATGCTATTTCTGCCTGGAGTCTCGCAATCGTTTCTGAGTCGTCTTTCACCGGACGAATTACAGACGCAGATTCCATGTCTGCCTTCAATCGCGCAATTGATTCCCTGAGTTCAGCATTATGCGCTTTCAAAGATTCAACTTCACTCATTGTCTATATTAGGAATTTACAAAAAAATATAACGAATGTTTTTACGCATGAATAAAGACTCGCGGTTTATTGGAACCATTGGAACCATTGGAACCATTGGAACCAGTCGCTGTTCCTCCCACATCAAAGGTCCAAACACCATCCGTTTCCTCAATCGTTATGACATCACATACTTTTACGACTTCAAACTCAAACTTGTAAATTCCATTATCGAGTTGTTTCAAAGCTTCATCGATGTTTTCACAAAATTCGGATGAAAAGTCATTTACCGTTTTAAGTTCATCGGATGTAAAACATTTGAGTGGAACATCCTTAATAATACCTGATTCGTGTTTCATCGGTACACACCATTGTCCATGTGCTTTATACATGAGCAAAGGAAAGACGGTTGTACTTTTCCGTAAGGTCCAATCATAATCGATATCGCCATTTGTGCGCTTGATAAAGATCGGATTATCAAAACGCGCAAGAATCGGACTTATTCCTGGGTGCTTCCTAAGATCATTGATATCAACCTTTTCACTTTCATGGTAGAAACATCGGATATCCCGCTGTGCATTCTCTTTATGATGTGCGCAGTGCCGAATTCCAAATACAGCGTTTGCTGCATACATATCAAATACTTGGTCCTCCTCACAATAGAAACATTTGAGTTTTCGCATGACTAAAGATATGGGTTTTGCTGAATAGAGCATTTTGATATATACGATTCATTCAAATATAGTGTTTCAATTTTTTGGTTTTTGGGTTTTGGGTTTTTGGGTTTTTAGGTCCTTGATACCGGTTCATAATGCCCACCTGTCCAATAGACCGTTAATGTCATGACAGGTTCGGCATCCAACGGCACAAATTCAATATTTTTACTACGGTCACGACGGTTTTCAACGAGAATACGGGCTTTGTACATATTGACAGCGGCTTGAATTTCAATCGCACCGCCCCACATATTTGGCGAGCGCATTGTATGTATGTAATTCGGGGCTTCCATAGCAAGGATATCTGCTGTGCTCATACCATCCATAATCGGTTTATTTGCGGCTAAATAGTCACAGATCGTTTGACGCATTGTATCTGTCGGTGTATTCAATAAGCGTCCAAGACTATTGAATAGACAACTCATTCTATTTAGGGTGTAAAGTTTGATAAATTGTATAGAATAGAATGTTATGTAATTTTGACCTCAACTCCATACAGAATGATTCGGTTATATTGATAATTGGCTGTCCTAAATCCGGTCGTACAACTCTACTTAATACAATTATAAAGCAGTCTTCCATTACAAACGGAACAATCCTACAAACCTTAGAGACTACTGAACTTCAAACAATTCTATTCAAGCAAATTGCACACTCGGCTCAATGTCCGTATGATAGTCTTGAACGTCGCGCGTACTTAGCACTTGATAATTGTTTTGAGGACAACACATGGATACAGAACCGACTCGTTCGTAGTCTGTTTTCGCAGAATCGTACGATGGGCTTTTTGTTCGTAGTGACTACGGATTCGGTAAAAGCACGCGCAATACCGCCCGTTATGCGCGGTGAAATCGATTATGTCGTTTTGTTCAATGAACCCGCGATTGAAAAAAGACGTACTCTATACGAATGTTTCCTACATTCTATCTGTACATTTGAACAGCTTTGTGAATGGATGGATACGTATTGTACGGATTACGGCTGTTTAGTGTTGGATACATTCACAGGTCGTGTTATGAGTTTTCGGTCCCCATGCTTCTTTTCAATAAATATCCTACAATAATCCAGTGTTTATTTACATCTGCGATTTCCAACGCTGTTCTATTCGTTCCATTCTGTACAATTGTTGTATCCGCGCCATTATTGACTAGGTATTTCACAATCGGACTGAGGTTTTCAACTGCGGCAATCATAAGCGCAGTTGTATTATACTTATCCGTCGCGTTTACATTCGCACCGTATTTCAAAAGTATTTCAATTGCCATCAAACGATTGTTTCGTGTTGCAACATGTAACGCTGTGCCATGTTCACTTTGTTCGTTGATATCAACACCGAGTTCTAATAAATACTCCATGATTGCTACATGATTGTATTTTGCAGCTAAGCATAACAAAGTCGTTGATTTATCAAAACAGACATTGTTCAGATTGGCACCATACTCCACTAAAATTCTAACAATCTCTAATTGATTTCGTAAAACGGCTTCCGCGAGTGGTGAATAGCGCATTCGCGCTTGTCGATTACCAGTCATTATACTTAAAAGATTCTTTCCATTGTAATCGGAAATCGTATTCAGTGGCGCACCGGCTTTACAAAGTAGTTCGACAACAGTCGGATCTTCGAATGTTACAGCGGTAGATAACACATTTGTAAATGTTCCTTCCGCAGCCGGATTCGCCCCATTGTCCAATAACAATTGTAGTATTTCGTAATACCTGGCTTTATCGGGTGAAATATGTCGCACAACACATAAAAGTGGAGTATCACCGTTATAATTCCGGATTTCGAGATTGACCCCGGCATTAATAAAGTCCTTCATTCGTTGTGCACATCCTTGTTTCGCATAACGGTGAAGAAGTGTATCGCCTGTCCAAGGATAATGTGTAGATTTAATTTTGAATATGGCATGTAATAAATATGGATGTGTATGTAAATATTTATTCACGGAGAGGCTGGATATGACCTCTTTACCGTAGCCATTTGCGGCTACTATAGGAATAATCGCTTCAAACAATGTATTCATTATTGTTGTATTCTTTGTATATTGTTTATAAATATCAATTTTTAGACTGTGAAACTTTATAGTTTGTATCAATAGAAAGATGTCAGGAAGTGGACGAGGAGGACGAGGAGCAGGAGCACGAGGACGAGGACGAGGACAAGGACGAGGAAATAACGCACCGCCTTTATCACCGCAAGCTAGTGCTGCTGCCGAGGCATTTGGAAGAGTGGGCACAGCAATAACAGGAATTGGTGGAAGAGCCGTTGAGTCATTTCGAAGACGACCACTTGGTTTCATTGGAGATACTCTAGACATAACAGTACCTGCTTGCGTAACTGTATTGGGTAATGTTCTTTCTATTTTGGATACACTTGTCTCCGCGCCTGTGATTGCTGTGATGGACTACAGGGCAGCGTCGGCTAGGCGTGCATTAGAAAGCCCGACACTCCCCCGTTTCTCGCCACAATTTCATCACTTTCGTTATAAACCTGCTGAATATAGCGACCGTGACAGATATGACCATCCTCTTGCGGCACATCGTCGTCGGACAGGAACACGATTAGCAGCAACCGGTACAACATTGTATATATTTTTAAGTAAGCGCCAAAATTTTATCGCAGTTCCTAGTCCATCGGGTGGCGCAGCTGGTGTACGTAGCGCGGTCCGTGACGGATTGTACAAAGATGCGATTGCGGGATTTATGGCATTATTCGTAATTGCGAATCTTCGTCACGGTATGGCTGTTGCGGCAGATGATTTAATAAATGGCGAATCCGGTTCTTCACAAATGGAAACCGTGAACTCAAATGGTATAACACGTAGGGATGGACCTGATGGATTTTTCAACGCGCCGATTGCGCAAATTCAAAATGAGCTTATTGCTGAAGAGTACGGTGGTTATGATGTAGCGGCATTTGACGCGAATAATGCGAGAATTGGAGAATTAGTTGCGGCTTCCGCGCCGGCTGTGGCAGCTGTTGTTGTGCCTACTGCGGCTTCACGTCCTGCTGCGTCTGGTGCTGCGTCTGGTTCTGCTGCATCTGCTGCGTCTGGTTCTGCTGCGTCTGCTGCGTCTGGTTCTGCTGCATCTGGTTCTGCTGCGTCTGCTGCGTCTGGTTCTGCAGCAGCAGCAGCGAACAATAACAACGAGGTAACTGAAAATGAGAATGCGAATGCGACTGCGACTACTGAGAACGAGAATGCCAACGCAATGCCTGAAAATGGAAACAATGCTGAGCCTCCTATTGTTCTGGTTCCTCGTCCTGCCGCCGCTGCGACTGCTATTACAGGAATGGCAGGAACGGCGTCTGGTTCTGGTTCTGGTTTTGGTTCTGGTACAGGAACGGCTGGTTCTGCGGCTGCACCTGCGACTGCGACTGCGACTGCGACTGCTTCTACAGGCTCTGGAGGAGCAGGAGCCGCCCCAAATCGTAGTTTAGCAACTACAAACACATTTTTGAAATGGGGGTTAATTCCAGCCCCACCAGCAGGTGACGCAACTTTACTTCCTACATTTAATCTTCATCGTGTAGTACAACTCATTGGCGGTGATACGTCACGCTTGGAAAGTTTAGATTCAAGAAATCTTATTGACATTCTCGATAGATTAGAAACTGCGATTATGAACGACCCTAAATTATGGGGTCTTAATCATATTTTACTTGGTATCGCGAGAGGAGATCCTCGAACCGTATGTTCAGTAGGCGGTGCTCGTTCTGTAGATGAATTTAAGGGCATGTTGGAACAATTGCGAAAAGGCGGATTAAGCCCCAGCGAACGTAGCGATGAAGATGCAGCCGGCGCTATAGCAGGAGAGATAGCAGCAGGATTAGAAGGACCTGCGGCATTTGATGGGTTAGCCAGCCGATTGCGTGCTAGAGGCGGCGTAGTGCGCAGTAGCGGCGCAAGCGGTGGTGGTGGTGGTGGACGCAGTAGCAGCGCAAGCGGTGGTGGTGGTGGTGGTGGTGGACGCAGAGCGCGTACAGTACGCGGTGGGTCACGTAAATTACGAATGCGTTCAAAAAAATACAGCCGTAAATCTCGTCGTTGAATTACAATTCAATAAAATTCATGTATTGACCTATATGCTGTACTACGTCTCTACGACCTATTACAACGTGTCTATATGTCTCTTCAGGAACATCATTGACGTCCGCATCAGGTTTGAGAGTGCTTGGAATATTCCCTATTTCAAACACTGTCTTCATCGTCTTGAGCTGGTGTGCAACAGACCCCTTTACACCCGTAAGAAACGAACATACAAGGCTCGCAATATCGCTATTCAAGCACGTGTTTTGAAGAATACGATTGAGTATTATAAGTTTACGGGCTTGCTGTTTCTGTTTCCCCATTGCTTTATTGTAAAGACGTACGGCTTTGATATAGGATTCGTTCGTATAATTATGTCGCCCAAATATATACCAATACACATTCGTTCCTGTGTTTTTTTTCATAATATCCGTCATAGTTGTATCAAGTTGAAGTTGAAATAAGGGGTTCCATTGGTTTCCACTACATTTGAATTTAGCCACATTCGGTAATCGCGGCAGATACCGCAACCGGTTGTATTCGCAGTATAACTTTCGTAATGTCGCAGGTAGTTCCGGTAGCGCTACAAGTTCGTTGAAATCACATACTAACTTCGTAAGTGTTTTCGGAAGCGAGGGAATATGTGAAATTTTATTACCTTCACATCGTAACTTTAGGAGAGTTTCAGGAATCTTTGTTAATTCAGTGATTCTATTATGCCCACAGCGCAACTCCTGAAGCGAAGACGGTAGAACGGGTAACGATTCCAACCGATTATGTTCACAATATAGTTGTTTCAGATAATACGGTAATTCTGGTAATGATGTGAGTTGATTTAAATTACATTTGAGCTCCGTAAGAGAGATGGGAAGTGTAGGAAGTGTAGCAAGATTATTATCATCGCAATAAATGTCGTGTAATGATGAGGGCAGTTCCGGTAATGTATCAATACGATTTCCGCTACAATTGAATCTAAACAGTTTCGTGGGCAGTGTCGGAATGATTTGGATACGACACTGTGCGCAATGAAAGTTCCGTAGTGATTCTGGTAGTTCCGGTAAACTATCTAGATTCGTATTGTAACTACAGTACAGAAAGTCTAGCCAGCTAGGAAGTATAGGTAGAGTCGAAATTCGGTTTCCATCGCACCACAATTCTTTAAGAAAAGGAGGTAGCGCAGGTAATTCACGAATCATATTCAGACCGCAATCTACATGTGAAAGGTTCGGTGAAAGTTCCGGTAATGATTCCAACTGATTACTGCGACATTCAAGTCGTCGTAAAGTATGCGGTAATTTCGGTAAAGATGTAAGTTTGTTTTTTCCACAAAGTAAACTTGTCAGTGTTGTTGGAAGTTCCGGTAATTCTGTAAGGTCTAGACCTTCAACATCCAATACTTTCGTAGTATAGGAACGATTCAAACGTGCATTGAAGAGAGCTATATTTGCCATTTCGTCTTATTGAATTCAATAGGACAAAATGATTTTCAATTTTTGGGTTATGTACGCGCCTTAAACCGATTTGTCTCCAAAATCTTCCGAACCGATTCCCCAATTGGTAGAATCGCCGGAAAAAGGCTTTGAATACGCGTTGTTTCTAAATAATTATTGGAACGCGCACCCTTGACTTGTGTGGTAACGAGGATATCGTTTGTGATTTCCTCCCATGTATGGTCCGGATTTTGTAGTTCCTTATACCACGTAAGAATTGTACGGTGGTCAATTACGCCCGGATTCGTAGCATTCAAGGTTCCTTTTACATTCTTTTCCATACATTCCGCGAGCATGGGTAAAATATCGTCTAGAACCGTCATGGAATTCGGAATACTACAAATCTTCGGATACGCGATGATTTTTGATATAAAGTTACGCGGTCCATCCTGCGACGAAATCGGCATACGAATTCGCACATTCAAACACGTATCCGCATATTCCGATGCCATCAGTCGGTCCGTATAACCCTTGACTGTACTGTACGAGGAGCCAAAGAAATTCGGTACATCGTCTTCCGTAAATCCTTTACCTCCTAGCGGATGCGCAGCATCGTATTCAAAAATACACCCAGTTCCCATATACATCATATGAAGTTTATTCGCCTTCGCAACAGACGCTAGAACAATAGGACCGTATAAATTATCGTTCATATTCTCAACGAGTTTACCGGTTTGTTCAAGATAATCAATCGTTGTAAATCCTGGACCGTGTGTACGCCCAATAAAACTTACGAGATGCGTGGGGTTCTTTCGCTTGACCTCATCCTCGACTGCGCGTTTATTATCTGCTCGACTCTCTGCTTGAAGAACCGTCCATCCACGGGATGGTTCTTCAAGAATCGCGGTGAATTGTCCACCAATCCAACCTTTACCGCCCCATACAAGTGCGACACGACGTTCCTTTACTGTCACCCAATACGTTTCTTTATCGACTGTTTTGAACCATTCAACCGTCTTTGTTAGACCTTCCTCAATGGAAACCTGTTGCTTCCACCCTAGGCGTTTCAACGGCTCTGATTCAATCCAATAACGCTTATCGTTAAAGTTACGGTCTTCAATATAACTAATCCAATCCTCCAAGTCTTCACCTGGCTTGACCTCGTGGAGAAGACGTTTCGCAAGTTCACGAATCGAAATCTCATCCTTCGAACTAATATTGTAAATATCTCCAATTTCACCCTGAAACGCAACACAAAGCACTGCATCAACGGCATCCTCTACATACAAAAACGACCGTAATTGATGTCCCGTTCCTTGTAGCGTAAGTTTTTTATTCGCAAGAAGTTGGAACATAAATTTCGGAATAACTTTTTCGGGAAATTGCCCAGGACCATACACATTATTGGACCGAATAACAATCGCCGGTAAATTGTACGAATGTACATAACTATGTACGAGCATCTCAGCCGAAGCCTTCGTTGCCGCATACGGATTCGTAGGTTTGAGTAGCGATGATTCCGTAAAAGCTACCGAATCCTTATGCGGGTTTTCACCATACACCTCGTCCGTACTAATATGAATAAACCGTTTGAGTTTTCCGTACGTTCGCGCGGCTTCCAATAATGAATGTGTTCCTACAATATTATCCTGCGTGTACATCATCGGATTCGTAAATGACGTATCTACATGCGATTGCGCCGCAAAATGGACAACTGTATCAATCTCATAGGTTTGGAACGTTTTGAGAATGAGTTCCGTATCGCAAATAGTTCCGTGAATAAATGTATAATTCTCACTCGATGTAGTTAAATCGGGCGCAACCGTCGCACACGGATATAGTGCATCCATATTCACAATTGTAAGATACGGATGCTGTTTCTGGATACGACGACAGAACGCCGATCCGATAAATCCACATCCTCCCGTAACAAATAAACGCATCTTTCTTCTGAAGTTCAAGATATCATATGTTTAGGCTGATTCATTTCCTACGCTGAAATAATATAATCTATATATGTAGAATGGCAGCGATGAATGTAAATAATAATGCGGACCCTGTCATTCAAGCTCCACCGAACCCTGGTATTCCACCAGCTCCTGACGCAGCGAATCTTGTTGATGTGAATGCGGTAAATGCATTTGTAATCGACAATTTATATAGAATACGCAGCGTTAATATAGCGGATATGTTTCATGAAGTTGTAGGTCAATACAAAGGTACAACAGTTCGTAACGGAATTCGTTATCGTGTATTCTGCCCGAACGGTGTTCTTGGCGCAGGAGGTGTTATTTTTCAACCGCCGATTCCTTTACTTTTACGTGGTCATCCCGACTGCCCACACGGCAGTGTTCAGATTTCAACAGGAGATGCTCGCTATGTTTTTTACAATAATATTCAAGTTGGTGGAAAACGTAAATCCAGAAAAAGTCGAAAAAGTCGAAAAAGTCGTCGATCGAGGCGTTAAGGTTCTGGTTTTGGTTCTTTTAATCGTAACCCCTTGACTTTCGTAGGAAATCCAGCCTTTTTCTCTACATAGTCAGATTGTAGAACCGATTCAATATGCTCTTTTACCGTTTTCTCTGCTTGCTTTGTTCGTTCCGCAATACGCTTCGCTAAATCATTTAATAAAATCACAGAATCGGCATCTTCCTCCGCAACATCTTGTATCGCACGAATGCGTTTCTGTTTGTGCGGATTTCCTGTCGCGTCTTCATAAATAATCGAATTTTCAAGAACCGTTTCGGAAACTCCATGACGTAATGTTCTCAACGCTTCATGTAACGCAACGTAGGTTTCATCCGATTCCTTTTTTACAAACTCACTCAATTCTTTCAAATGGTCTAAATGTGATTTGAGTTCTGTTTTATATTTTTGTGCTTTTTCAAACAGTTTCTGTATTATCTTAATCACCTCTGCTTTGTCTTCCACATCCGAAGCGGGTTTCTGAATTTCTTGCCAATACCGAATAAATCCCATAAGAATATTCATTATTGTGGATTCATCGAAACTATCAAACTGATTTACGAATATATGAAGTTTTCCTTCTATAACCGTGAAATCTATCTTATTCTGAGTATTCCGTCCGGTAATATCGGTTTTTTTGGAAATCATAATTCCAATTTTAAGTATATTGTTTTGCTTCATATCCGCTAGGAATTTCGTAACTTCTTTTGTCGGCACAATATCCGAATAATCTTTGCATTCTATCAAAATAGTATTACATCGTTCTCCTAATCCGATTCCCATCCAAATATCGCCTTTATGTCCATGTGCGGATTGGTCCTGTATCGAAAATCCATCGCAACTCCCCCAATATTTACGCGCGTTATCAATCATCTCGTTTTCAAATGCTGTACCTTTTTCCGCAATACTCGTAGGTTTCTTTGGCAATGCCGATTCAACTGTCTGGGATATTTTGGCGTAAAGCTCTTGATAGTGCACTCGTTCTTTTTCTTTTTCATCGAGTATGCGGCGTAATTCCGCTTCTTTTGCCGCTAAAATACGCTCTGACGCAACTCGTTCCTGTTCTACCGCCTTTTTACTATTGACGTCGAACTCTTGTTCCAGACGTTGTTTACGTATTCTCGTATCCTCAAGAGCGGCTTCACTCGCTGCGAGTTCTTTGGCTGCTTTCGCGTTTAGCGCGGCTATCTCCCTCTCTTTTGCGATTGTCAATTCTCTTATGATACGTTCCTCGTTATGTTCGCCTTCTGCGCGTATGCGTGTGAGTTCAAATTCCAACGCATTCCGTGTTTTCTGTATTTCTAACAATCTCTCTCGTCCTGCTGCTTCGCTTCGTTCGTTCTCTGCGCGTAATGCGGCTTTATCAGCGTCGTTCTGTTTCGTAATACGATGTATGACTTCGCGTTCCCGCGTTTCTGATTCCGTACGTAATGCCGCGAGTTCATCCTCGTATTGCTTTCGCAGTGCAGCGATTTCTAATTTCGCCGACTCATCCGACCGCTGTGTTTGTACTGCTTCCCACGCCACTACTCCGAGCGTTATAATTTCATATGTTTCGTCTGGGCTCGCGGTTTGTAAAAGAGTCGGTACTAACTTACCTGGTGGTAATCGTAGTGTAAATGGCATTGCTTTTCCGCCTAACATTGGGTTGTGGTCAATTTTTAGACTGCTTCGCATGGTCTAAAACCGTATTTGTAAAAAAACGCAATAGAATGAGCGATGATACTCCCGTTACGGACACTCACGTTACAGAGACTTACGTTACAGAGACTCCCGTTACAGAGACTCCCATGAAAGACGTCACGAAACCTACAATCTGTTTTGCGACGATGTGTAAAAACGAGGAACATTGTATTCAAGAAACCCTAGAAAGTGTATATAAATATATTGATTATTGGGTCGTTCATGATACGGGTTCCACGGACAGTACGTGTCAAATTGTCAAGGACTTCTTTGCTGCGAAAAATATCCCAGGTGAGCTCTTTATCAGTGAATTTGAAGGCTTTGATATTAATAAAACCAAACTCTTTGACCGTTGCTACGGAAAAACGGACTATATCATGCATCTTGACGCAGACGATTTACTTTGTGGAAATTTTTCGTTTCCAAACGAAGACCGTGGTTATCTCAAATACAATATGAAAGTTAGACGCGGTGGTTCCGAATACAAATGTTCTATCCTATTTGATAACAGTGTTCAATGGAAATTTGTAGGAGTTGCGCATAATATTATTGTCTATCTCAGTAATCCCAAGAAATTAAAAGATACCTTGGATATTTCGGAACGTGATTTCTATTATCAGTCCCGTGATACGGGCAAACGAAGTGAAGATAAAGAGAAATATTTAAAAGACGCGATAAAACTCAAAGACCAGTTTTTCCGCACACTACTCGATGACCCACACGGCATCAATAACCGTTCCGTATTTTACTGCGCTCAATCGTATTTTGACCAATGTATGTACAAAGAAGCCGCACAATGGTACATGTTATATACAAAGTTGAAGGATACGTGGGAAGAAGAACATTTTGAGGCGAATTTACGTCTGATTACGTGCTTTGAAAAACTAAAGTATCCGTTGGATACAATTATCGAACAGGGTGAAAAGACTATTCGTATTTATAGGGATAGAGCAGAACCGTATTTTATTTTAGGAAAATTCCTCAACGATTCTAGTCGTTGTGATTTAGCCTATCCGTATTTGAACGAGGCGCGCCAGAAAAATCTTGATGCGGTGAATGCAAAATATTCATTATTTGTACGAAAATACAATTATGGCAAGCATATAAATGACGAACTCGCGGTTGCGTGTTATTGGACGAAACATTATGAACAGAGCAAGGAATTAATTTTGGCAATTCTCAATGACCCTGAATTTTTCCATTCGAGAGAGCGCCTTCTAAAGAATTTAGAATTTACGGAGACGCGAATGCGTGAACGTGCGTCCAAAAATTGAATACTCGTGTTTCATTGTAATTGTTCGTACAATGGAGTTCATTCCCGCAGATGCTCAGCTCTTTCGCGCTGCGATTGATGCCATGAAGGATTATTTACCGCAAACAATTCTACGTATTTCGTCGGACGGATTACGTATAAGTGGAATGGATACGAGTCATGTTGGGTATGTTGATTACTTTCTTACGGCGGCTGATTGTACAAAACTCGTTGCCAAAAAACCCATAGAGGTTGGTATGAATTTAGTCGTATTATCGCGTGTCTTAGGTTCAGTCGGAAGTGGTGATACGGTGACACTTTCATTGAAAGGTGAAAAGATTATTGTAGAATTTCAGAATACGAAAGCTGCCAAAAAAGCGCTGTATGAAATCAATACCTTAGATATCGAATCGGAATCCCATGAATTGCCCGACATATCATATGATGCAAATGTGAGTGTGAAGACGACGGATATTGCGTCTGTTATAAAAGAGGTGGGCGCGTTCGGTGACGATATTACATTTATGATGGATGAGGAAGGATTTCATATCTCCGCAAAAGGAGATTTTGGGTCTGCGAAACAAACGTTGGATAAATCCGAAGGTCGTGAAATGGCAATCAAATGCGATAGTGTTTCCGCAAAATTCGGAACAAAATACTTGATTGGGCTATTTAAGAGTTGTTCATGTATTGCGACGACTACGCAGATAGATTTCGATACAGATAAGCCGATGCGCTGTATGTTTCGTTTCGGTGCGGGTAGTTCGTTCACATCGTATTTAGCACCAAAGATTATGGATACTTAACCTAAACACAATGTTTAACTAACATTGTATAAAATGTGGTCCGCTGAAGATGGCATCGGGTCCGTAGAAGTCATAGAAGTTTTTGGTAACGATTTAACAGTTGTGAATGCTGCGCGTGTGAGTTTTGCAAAAGAGTCTTCCGAGTTTACTGAACGTGATTCAGGGCTCATACGATATTTAGCAAAACATAAACATACGAGTCCATTTTTTCATCCACAGGTTCGTCTCCGTATCAAAATGCCCTTGTTTATTGCGCGCGAATGGTTTCGTCATACTATCGGATTTGCGCGTAATGAAGTTAGCCGCCGTTACGTAGATTCAGAACCCGAACTTTGGTTTCCATCGGTGGATGGTTTACGAGAAAGAGATCCTAAACTCAAACAAGGGAGTAAAGAAACGGCGGTATCTGGTGCTGAGGAAATACAAAAAGAGATAAAAGATGCTGGGCTTCAAACAATCTCTCTCTATAATTCTTTACTTGCACGTGGTGTGGCTCCCGAAATTGCGAGGGCTTGCTTACCACAAGGTATGTACACCGAATTTATTGAAACAGGGTCGCTTGCCGCATATGCGCGCCTTTGGGAACTTCGTACGGACCCTGGTGCGCAACGTGAAATTGCGGCGTACGCACGGGCTATTGAAACGCTTTTACTTCCTTATTTTCCTGTATCATGGGCTGCGCTTACTACGACCGAATAGGATTCTTATGTTGTAGTAGAGGATGTCATCTGTGAATGAACAAATTTCAATGGCAATGAATGCGAATGCTAGTTTTATCTGTTCTGGTTCTGGGTCCTGTGCAGGTTCTTGTTCTGGCTCTGGCTCTTTTTGTTCGCAATTTGATAATGTTGTCGCACGCTTAGGTATTTTTACCAGCTCAATTGTTGGACCTGATTATAATCTCCAATACAATACAGTTTTACGGTCCACCGTTTTCGGCGATGTTATTGCGTATTCAACGATTTCCGCAAAAGTCGGTATTTTTTCAAGTATTCAATACGTCACGGATATTTCGAATTATGCTATATCGTCGCAAATTGTTACAGATACGAATTTTACAACACTGTACGATACATTTGTTTGTGACAATTCTTATTTCCAACAACTCGATATAAGTAATAATTACGATGTGAATAGAACAACGTGTAACGATGTTCCTGTAGGAGCAACGGGTCCGCAGGGACCCGCAGGACCAAAAGGCGCTCCAGGTGAATTTATTACAACTATAGTGCACAATTCCAACGCGACTATTCTAGCGCCAACGTCTTTTGTATTAAATGCTACAGGTGGTTTAATACAAGCCGAAGAAGCCTTTTCACTGACCGTAAATGGAATTTTTTTAAAAATACGAAACCCCCCAGGAAATCCGATAGTTATACCTGCGGATGGAGATATTGTACAGATAGGACTCTTTTCGTTTCCAGCTATAGCATCGTGTATTTTTGAATTTAGAAATGTTGGAGGTGTTCAATCTGCGACATTATTTATAGATGATGTTTCAACTGGGTTTACTTTAACTAGCTACGGATTTGATTTAGTATTATACCTAGACGGAATTAATTTATATGTCACGGTAGATGGTATAGTTCTATACCAAGTTCCATTTGCACGTGATTCATCCTATACATTTTCTTACTCTGCAACGGCTGTAAATCTCGCTCCAACATCGTCTGTCGCTTTTGAAAACGTAAAATTTTATCCATCGGGTCTTGCTGGGGCTCCAGGTCAAATTAGTAATGCTATCGCAAGCACAATTACAACTGCTGGAAGTCAAATAACAGTTGATTGGCAACAAGGCGATACGTGGTATGTGAGTTCAATGACGGCTAACTTCAGCACATTATTTACAAATATGCCCATTTCTACAAACCAACATTATACGGCGACATTTTTCCTAAAGCAGCAAACCGCTGGGCATTACATAAGGGGTATAGGTATCAATGATACAGCTGTTCCTCTAAAATGGTTAAATGGTACGAATCCTACACCAACAAGCACAGGCTACGCGATACAAACAATTCAACTTGCAAATATTGCGTTTCAATGGGTAGCGCTTAGTGAATATAAATCGTTTCCTTAACAAGAGCGCCGGTATAAGTTGCTTTTCTATGTATATTTTTATGCACAGAAAACAAAAGAACATCAATAGGCGTCATCATCGTCTGAATATTCGACAGCATACGTAAGCGTCCATTCGCGCGCTTTCATTTCATACGCTGCTTTATCGGATTTGTATAACGCAGCAATATCAGGGACAAGTGGGTCGTTCGGATTCGGGTCTGTAAGAAGGCTTAAAATCGAAAGAAGAACTTTCGAAATCGTCAGAGCAGGACTCCATTGCGTTTTCAATATATCCAAACAAATTCCGCCTGATGAATTGATATTCGGATGATAAATTGGTGTAATAAATTGTACGTGAGGTTGTTTAAAGGGATAATCGGTAGGAAACCGAATATTTAATTTAAATACACCGCCTGCGTAGGGACTATCTGGGGGTGCAAAAATAGTCCCTTGCCAGTTGAATAAATCGTCTTTCACGGGTCCAGCAGAACAGCCTGCTGGTGGGTCTTTTTGAATATCCTCTAACTCTTTTGCGATTCGTTTTTGTGCCATGGTGCTTTGAGTCTATTAGGGTCAAGTGTTTTAGACTGTCTCCCGTTGTGGTTAATTTAACAGAATATAGCAAATAAACGTTGCCGATGTTGCGTCAGCGACCCGCCACTGTGTTGAGGCTTTCAACGCATTGTAAATAGTATTACGCATTTCTTGGGTGATATCGTATCCCCGCAGTTCCGACATCTTCTGTACGCGCTTCTTATGAAGCTCGATTGCGTACATTTTATCTACCGCATCTATCTTCGTGAATACTGCCGGGAAATGTGTATAAATATCATTGAGGCGCATAAGATTCGGCGCAGATGAATGTTGTTTCGCATTCTGAGGGTCAAAGACCATTCTAAGAATACAAATATAGTCTGTTTTTGGGGCTGGCTCAACTGTCCATTTGTCACTCTTGTACAGCGCAGTCAACAGACGAGGAAGACATAATGCCTTCTTTCCTGTATTCGGTCGCCAAGCAACTGCGTGACATTCCGCACCGTCATCGTCGCACCCAAGCGGTAGTACATTTACAGGAAAGTTCGTCCAAATACTCTTACGCGAATTGAGGACTATAGTTTGATTGTCCGTTTCCGCGAGAACATCGCCCCACGGATGCTTGCCGAACGCTAATTCGCGAAGACGAGGATCGGATACTAGAAAGTCAGACATTGTAGATACGGAAAGAAAGGAAATTAAGCAGAAAGGAATAAAGTAGACAGTAAGTTGAAAGGAACAACACATATAACTTTATAGACGTAGATTCAATTTTTTCAATCTATAAACATACTGATGTAGTCTCTTTCGTTCGTAACGTCAAAACCTCATACAGTTTATGTCCTTTACGAATAATTTTCACAGCATACCCGCGGTCACCAAATACATATTTATCTATACTTTTATTCTGTATATTATAATCGTATATAATTAAACGACACGCTAGCACTTTTGCTATAGAATTTGTAATTGTTTTTCCGAATTCTGTGCTCCAAACATCTATTTCATCATTATTCATAACTTCGTAGGGTATATTGAGTTTTGCTTCTTTTAAGGCTGTCATCGTAATAGTGCTTATTGTTTTATGAAATTCCTCCGTGCTGTAGAACGCCAAAGACACAGCCTTAAATAACGAATCGTTATCAGGTGTAACTACGTATGCAACTATCTCTTGCGGTTTTTCGAAGGTTATATAGAGTTCTTCTGGGGATGACATTCGTTATTAAGTCTATCGTATTCGGTGATTGTTTAGACCCTCTATTACCTAAACACATCCATTATAGTATAACATAGATTTAGTTATAATGGAAATACAACGATTTATACATATCTTTCATAATGAAGACATTATGAAACAGCATACTGTGCCCGCAGATTTTCCAGAATCTCCAAAGCGTATTTCTGCGATTATGTCTTGTTTGAAAGATACAGACTGTATCTTTCATAAAGTTTTTCCGATTCGTAAGTCATTCTTAATAAAGAATTACGGACAAACGGAGGTTCGTAAATGGGAAGCAAATATTCAGTCCGTGCGAACAAATACCTACATTAGTGAAGATGCTGATATACTTTGGTCTACGGGAACATTAAACGCGGTGCGAACTGCGGTCAATGCTGCGGTTAGCGCGGTCCATAAAGTTCTATCTGAAACTGGCTCCCATGCCTTTTGTATTGTTCGTCCTCCTGGGCATCATTGTTTTGATGTTCCCGCGGGTTTTTGTATTGTGAATAACGTTGCTTTGGCAGTGAAAACCGCACTCGATATGGGTAGGAAACGTGTTGCTATTCTTGATTGGGATTATCATTTTGGCGACGGAACTGTAAAGGTGTTCTTGAATGATACACGTGTGATGTTCGCGTCACTTCATTGTCGTACGAATTCGTACGGAGAGAAAACCTACCCGCAAACACAACTGAAAGGTTCATTATTAGCCAAAATGACCCACGGACGAATGTTCAATATTCAATGGAAAACGGATGATGCGGATAACGCAGCATACGCCTATGCGTTTCAAACAGTTATTCTTCCTGCGCTTCGTTCCTTTTCACCCGATATAATTCTTTGTTCTGCGGGATACGATATTATAGAAGGTGATACGCTTGCAGGAATGAAAACAACACCGGACCTATTTCGTTGTCTTGCGTCTGCCTTAACGACGTTAGAAATTCCTATTGTATGTGTTTTGGAAGGCGGTTACAATCCAGATTTATTAGCGGCTGGTGTGCATGAAACAATTCAAGGGCTTCTGTATGGAACTACGAATAATTTGGAAGAACTTGCGTGTAAAGTCGGACCCGCTCATAAACGCGTCGTTGATTCGGTGTATAAAACATTATTCGTCCAATAGCACCTTCGGTGAATTGACCCAGCAAATCGTCTTTGCTTTCTGCGTTAGCATATGATATAAACATTGTATTTGCGGGTTACCGTTCTTATTTTGTAATAAAATACGATTATCTAAATCCTTTACATATTCCGTCCTCGTTTCAAAATACAAGAAATGAATAGTATTATGAATTCCTTCTTTTCCTACAAACGATGTTGTTTCATCCAATCCTAAATATGTATTTACAGCACGACCTAGAACACCAGGACCCGAAAAATCCGTTCTTGATTCTGGAATTGTATTCGTTTCCACGTGTCTAACAATTCTATCAATAGAGTTTTTAAGAATAGGCGATTTTGGCACAGATGCTATAAATGTATTGAATAAGTTATGGTGCATTGTTTCATCCATACTGAATAAATCAATAGGAACCGCAAATTCAACGTCTTTTGTTAGAAAATCATCAATCTTACCCATACATAAAGTATCAATATCAGCGTAAATTCCACCGTTGACATATAGCACACAGTATCGCCATAAATCGGCTTTAAACGCCCCTGGAAGAATACGACGATATGCGTTATAGACTCTAGAATCAAAATTGTCCTTTATGAATTTTGCACAGTCGTTGTCTGTAAAAAACGAATATGTGTAGTCTGGATTGAATCGTTTCCAAGAATCTATAATATATTGGAATTGTGGTGAAAATTCATTTGTCACAAATGTTTGGTAAATATGTTTCGGAATTTTACATTGAATATGCTCCTTTTTATTTGTTCGTACAAGCAGAACTTGGTACTCATGAAGAACCTTTGTATATCCATTCTCTAAAAGATACGGAATACTATATTTACCTTTCGTATGTGTGATATTATCACCAACATCATCAATCAATATACAACCATTTTCACTTATACTATCTTTTTCAACAATTAATTTCGCATCTCGTAAATGCTGAAGACACGCTTCTTCCGATGATTCCATATGGTCCATATATAAAAAATCAATCTTTTGGGGTAATGTATTTAGAAAATTGGTTGAATATGTTTGCATGATATTCACTTTTTTATTATCACCGCATATTGTTTTTGCTATACGTACCGCATTTTCGCTAGGATCAATTGTGTATAATAAATAGTTCAAACCACACAGATTATCGGAAAATACTTTTGTGAAAATACCAGCTCCCCAATCCCATGCCTTCGGATTTCCAGGTTGCCAAAAACGAATATTCGGATCACAACATCCTTCTAACGTTCCTGTCACAAAACTACGACTCGTTCCTAATTCAACTATAATATACGGTTTTTCTACATTATTGTTGTTAATATTCGCTAGAATATGTTCATATGCTTTTTCAAATGTATTTTTACGCTTATCGAAAAATTCAGAGTATATCATTTTATGTATGACAATCATTCTTTATTTGTTTATACTAAGGGGCTCAACTCGCTGGTGTAAATTTTCGTTTCTTCTTTTTCAAACCCGCACTGTACAAATCATTTAATTCTGTACTCGTAATTGTATCCTGTGTAGTTCCTGTGAATTTTTGGAATGTTATGCGTTTTAAGGTATGTTTGAAGAAATAGAGTCCATACGGACCTCGTTTAATCGTAAAGTCACCGACTTTACGCTCATAGGGTAAAATCGTTACACCGCTCGCATCCGTCGTTTCACCCGCATTGAACGCAAGTTTCGCGTTGAGTTTTTCCTGTACTTTTTCCAAGGTATCGCCATCTTTGAGAGGAATCTTTACATCCTTACATTGAATATAATATCCGTACGGTCCTTTTTTCTTACGGATTTCTTCACCGGTTGGAAGCGTTCCGAAGAGTTCGCCGGCTTTTGTTTCTGCGTTGAGTTTGAACGCAGCTTCAGCGTCCTCGGCGGTCGCAGTTTCAAACGTTACCGAAGATGGTAGGGGTGCGAAGGTGGCTTTCGCCGTTTTTACAGGCGCATTCTTAACAAATAATGGACCTTTACGACACAAAATAACTTTCACACCTGGTGCGAGGACTTTTTCACGTGCGGCTTTACTCGCGCCACCGCCTTTTGTTTGCTCTGTATATCGTTCTTTATAGGTATCCCATGTAGTCTGAAGCAGCGTTTTCCATATATACGTTCCTTGCGCTATTTCGTCAAGGCTACGTTCCATGGTCGCGGTAAATTCGTAATTAAAGAGATCGCTGTATTCGCGGGATAGAAAGTCGCTGACCGATTTACCTAATGCGGTCGCTTTGAGTTTATTCTTTTCCGCACCAACCTTGTGTTTTTCTACGGATTCTTTCGGCGGCCAAACATTCGGTTTTATGACCAGATGTTGTGAATCTTGTTCTTTTCCCTCCGTATTTGTCTTTTCTACGTAATCGCGTTCTACGATTGTAGATATTAGCGACGCAAACGTACTTGGTCTACCGATACCTCTTTTTTCCAAATCCGCAATAAGACTCGCTTCTGTGAACCGACCTTTAGGTTTTGTGAATTGTTCATCGGCGTGTAATGCGGTCCATTGGAGTTTCATGCCGGCTTTCAAGGTTTTCCACGTTTCCCACGCAAGTTGTTCCGCTGTCACTGTTTCGGTTGATTGAGGTTCTAGAATACGCCAGCCTGCGAATTTCATCTTTTGCTGTTCTACGTTCCAAACAATTGTCTTATTCGATTCAATGACGAGGGTCGTTTTACGAATATCGGTTTGTGCAGCTGCCATTTGCGACTGGGTAGCACGTAGCCACACGAGTTTATAGACTGTTCGTTGTGCTGCGTCGTCCAAATCGGGTTCTTTCACATTCGGTTTCGTTGGACGGATGGCTTCGTGCGCTGCTTGTGCTGCGACTGCTGCGACTGCAACTGCGACTGCTCCTTTTTCGGTTTCTTTCTTTGTTTTCGTAACTTTTTTAGCTGTTTCTGGTTTTTCTGGTTTTTCTGTGGCAGATTCCTTTGAAGTCGCAAGAACACCCAAATACTCCGCGCCATGCGTAGCCTCTACGTATGTACGAATCGCTGTGACAGCATCAACCGATAGAGTCGCATTATCCGTTCTCATATAGGTGATATGTCCCGCTTCATAGAGTTTCTGTGCTGCTTGCATTGTAACCTTCGGTGATAAACCGCGGTGACTGGCTTCTTGTTGTAGCGTACTTGTAATAAGTGGTTTCGGCGGATTACTAATACTAACGGATTCTTTTACGGATAGGATGATGGACTCTGGTTTTGAAACAACAGATTGTAAGAATATATTGGATTCGTCCTTTGTTGCAAGGTCTTTATCTGCCGAGCCTTTGAGTGATAATGACGATGTAGGCGTTGTATTCCATTCCCCTGATAATCGCCAATATGCGGCGGCTTTATGATTCTCAACTTCCGCATCACGCTCAACGACAAGCCGTAATGCTGGTGTTTGACAACGTCCTGCGCTCAATTTAGGTGCTACACGATTCCATAGGACCCGTGAAATTGTAAAACCTACCAGTAAATCCAACATAGAACGCGCCTGTTGCGCATTGACCTTATTCATATCTAGACGGCGTGGATTCGCCACTGCGGCAAGAATCGCTGGTTTTGTAATCTCATGGAAAACAATACGTTCTGTAGTTGCCGGATTGAGTTTGAGAATAAAACACGTATGCCACGCGATAGCTTCGCCTTCCCGGTCGTCATCTGCGGCTAAAATAACCTCACATCCTTTCGCTGCGGCACGAAGTTTCGTTATCGCGTCTTTCTTAGACGCAATCTCCTTATAGGTAGGTTCCCAGCCTTTATCGATTCCTACACTATCTAACGACTCCTCTAATGCACGAATATGTCCCATAGTGGCTTTCACCGTGTAGCCATCCCCAAGATATCCCTGAATTTTGGCGCATTTTGCCGGTGATTCAACAATCACGAGTTTCATTTACGTTCTATATGTAGTTTGGAATGTAATTCATTTTTTCACACTTTACGAAAATGTGAAAAAATGGTCCGTGTGAGGATCGAACTCACGGCATTCACCTACCTAAGCATAGAACTAAATCTATAAGAGTGACTATCTACCAACTGATATAACGGACCTCGTGGTTTGGTTCCACCTAGAATTGAACTAGGATTTCAGGAATCAGAATCCTGTGTACTAACCATCTATACTATGAAACCTCGCCAAGTAATTCTTGGTGGGTATCTTTAGACCTTTTGGTTTTTGTTTTTGTGTTTTTTACTTTTATGATGTAAAGAATAGAATGTCGTCTAAAAAGGCAAGCGCAGGCGCAGGAACAGGCGCGACAAATAATAACGAAAGTGTTGGGAGTGTAACAAGTTATACAAAGGCTAAAAAGGCACCAAGTACACGCGAATATAGAGCGGTTTTATCTCGTGCTGACCTCATACCTGGTAACGATTATTTCATAAAAACATTCACAGGTTTGACACCAGGTGCTTTGCCTCCTACAACTCCCATTGATGAAGGAAAAGAATCGGAATTTGCCTATCATCTTATTTTTACAGGCGTTGTGATTAAAGACGTTAATTCGTGGGGAGGCAAAAACTGTTTTCTTTGCTTTGATTCATTTAGTGAAGAACAACAAGCGTTCGTACGATTACTTATTGCGAATAAAGAATCAGGAATAGCAATGACTCTCCAACGTGAGGTAAAAAGTGGTCCAAATAAAGGTAAGTGGAAAGAAGTTAAGGAACCTGTCGTGCCTATAGACGATAATATAACAGGCGGATATGAGTTTTTTTGTAAAGCAAACCAATATAAATTTGAACGCGGTGAGCTTACCGACTTAACAACCACGAAAGGTGGGAAGCGTCATTGGATAATTTACAACCCTGTGCCTGTAGATAAGTTCAGCGTAAGAGTTACAGCAGCAAATAGTGCTCTAGCAATAAATGCTGGTTTGCGAAAGCATGTTGGTATCAGCTTAGGATTGGGCGGAGGTTTAAGTACGGTGGATGAAACTGCTGGAGTTGCAGGAGAAGCAGTCCTAGGAGGAAAATTAACCAAAACTCTACAACATCTCTTAACAAATATTTTATCTGGCGCTGAAGTCAATGGTAGAAAATTTAACACACTCATCGCAAGTGCCGGTATTACTCTTGCGACGCCACTTGAGGTTTTAATCGTTGGTCCGAAACCCGGTACATTTTATGGTCCAAGTGCGTTTATCGAGGTGGTTGAGATGGCTAAAGCGGGTAAGGTACCACATAGCGTAGAAGTGGAAAGAATGGCTTACGGTTTGCAACTCGGATTACAATTATTCTCGGGTGTGCGATTTGCACATGTTAGTAAAACTTCTATACAAGTCTGGACAGGCGATACCATCCGAACTCTTTTAACAGCCGCGTCTATATATGTACTCTCAAATATTGGTCATTATGACGAACCTCTTCTTATACAGATGATTCAAGTAACACACGGTGCCATTTTGAAGGAACTCTTTTACATTGGATGTTTTTTACGCGATCCAATACTTATTGGATTAATAATGCGTATTATCCAAGAAAATATAACACCTCCTGTAGAAGGACCTATAGTTGGCTTATCTGAAGAGGTTGGAAATGATTTAATTGTGAACCAAGGATTAAATACTCATGTTCAAGTATTTCAAACTACCAAACGTTCTACAGGTGAATCCTTTCAAACTAGAGTCCTACCGCTAGAAGCACTGTTTCAACCAGTTAGCGAATTTTCAGCCAACATTCCTCAAACCTTTACCAATATTCTACCTATACTTCGGGAAATTCTAAAGGGTTTTAAAAGCCCTGACTCTGATGAAATTATACCGGCAATTGCTGTAACAACACCATTGATTGAGCGTATTAAGTCATTCAAATATGACATAGCACACAGTTTGAACGGTATAATTGATGAAGCTGTGGCTTTATTAGAAGCAGATATCCACCGGTTTTTACCAGGAGGAGCGGCTGTGAATGCGCTTAGTGCGAATTTTGTGGCACTTAGATCGGCAACTGTTGGGGCAGAAGGAGTTGCAGAAGCAGAAGCAGAACCAGAACCAGAACCAGAAGCAGTCAATTCAACAGCAAACGCGCTCGGTGGTTTATCTCTTGCGAATAAAGCACCACGTAGCCGCAAACGAGCAAATCGTAAGCTGCGACGTAGTTATATAACCCGTAGAAAAAACTAAATCACACAACATTTTTGCCGTTATCTATTACAGCACGAACAAAATTGAGGCTTAAAGCCAAGCTAAGATGGAAAGGTGTGAGGGTGGCCGAGTGGTTAAGGCGCAAGACTTAAGCTCTTGTAGGTAACTGTCATGGGTTCGATCCCCATCCCTCACAATAACATTATTATTTTTTAGTATACATCTATACTATGAAATTTTTCAACACTATAATAGAAGCTACAATCAATGGAGATTCTTCTATTTCATACAGTTTGTTTGTATGATTCATTACTTGATGAAACTACAATCTATGGGCAATACCGCAATCGCTTTGATTCAATCGAACTTAAAGACACTGACTTTACGGTGACTTTTTGTGCCGATCGGTCTGATTTTTTCATTACAATGAAAGGGAAAGTTTCTACGTTAGACACTATTACATTTGTAAGCAAAACAGCCACAACGACGTTTGAGGATATTCATTTACAATTTCCATTTATGAATTGTGATTTGAAATTGAGTCATACATCGGCGATAATAAGTACGTTATGTAAAGATTATTCCCATAGACTCGATGAATGGATTCAGTACAATATACAAATAGGATTTTCTGGAATCGTCATTTTTAACAATGATGCCAATAAATCAAATACTTTAAACGAATCGTTGGAAAACTGTATTGTAGCACATTCGACTGACGAAATATGTAAAAAATACAAAGGACGCGTGTGGGTTGTGGATTTTCCCTATTCGCCGTTAAACAAGCAACACTGGAATTCTCTACAACGAATAACATTGCATATCGGTGTCAATGCATTCAGACACAGATGTAAGCATATCGCGTTGATTGATGCGGATGAATTTATACATATTCCGACGATGAAACCCTTGAACATAGAAACGTTTTTAACAAAGTATAGTACAATAACTATTCGGAGTAATATTCTAACAAATAAAAATGAGAATGATATAATTAATAATAATATACTGGAACTTGCTAAATATGTAGGCGAGGATAAATATACAAAAACAATACTACATACGGATAAAGTTGCGGAAAATGAATTTATTATCACACCGCATCGTCATCATAGTGAAACAGTCATGCGAAAAGAGGATATACTTCATTATCATTGTTGGATGAACAAACGTTACAAATATACAAAAACTATGTCGGCTATTGACTTCCTCAAACTTTACTAAAATGGTTTTTTGGTTTTTCAATATAGATACTATAATGAAAAACTACAACCTACGTGAATCGGACACGTGCCTATTCGTTGGAAGCGAATCATTCTACCACTGAACTAAGGTTGTTCCCAATCTTTCCTTAGTTTTTTTTCTTTAGGTTGTATGCGTTTCATATTTCTGCTCCGAATATTCATAAACCGTTATCGGTTTTGGAAATCCATTGAATTCTGTAGCCGTCACAGTTGTGTACGCGCCCATATTCGGTACACGTAACACATCACCGACTTCTAAATCGTGTAAAAGAATAGAATCGCTAATACAATCGCCAGAATCACATGTTCTACCAAAGAGAATCGTGGGGCGTTTCGTTTCATTCTCCAATGATGGTCTCATGCGTTCCATTTCCGGCTTTTGATGGTCAAACGGAATATTACTAAACGACCCGTAAACCGATTCATCAATCGTAATACGCCATTTTGGTTCTTTATCCGATTTAGGCGGTGGATATACGGGTTTCTTACCAATCACCGTCGTAAATAGCGTATGCGTAGGCATAGCTAAGAAGCGCCCGGGTTCCGCTATAAATCGTACATTCGGCTTCGTAAAATGCTCGTTTTTCGCGCGATTTATGATTTTGGCTACTTTGGAGAACGACGGCTCGTCCGGGAGAAAACCACCACCAATATCTATCACGGATGTTTCAAATCCCTCGTTACTTGCGATATCCTGTGCCTTCCTACAATCTTCTATCGCATTTCCGTATTGCGCCGGCTCTAGGCATTCACTGCCGACGTGAAAACTAAATCCTGTCATATTTAACCTCAACGACTGCGCTGCTTTATAAATATTCGGTAGCCACTCCATCGGAGCCCCGAATTTCTTACCGAACGGTTGCTTACTGTCTTTATCACTGACCAGCAACCGGACCAACACCTCGCCCCTCCATCCCTCTAACTTCTCCATCTCCTCCACCGAATCTACCACCGTAACTCCAATACCCTTACGCTGCGCCGTAAGTACATCTTCATATTTCTTACACGGTTGCGCGTAAATTATATCGTCCGCTTTTGTGAAGGACAATACATCATTGATTTCCCGTATGGATGCGCAATCAAATCCCATCGCCGGATAGATATCTTTCATCCACTGCATCATTCGTAGGTCATTATTACATTTTACGGCGTAAAAGGGTGTAACGGTTGGAAGATAGTGACGCCATAGGTTAATTTGCCTATAGAGCGCAGACCGGGAGATAGCGAATGTAGAGTACGCCAGTGTTTGATGGGTAGGGTGTATAAAATATTTTTTGGATATGAAACGGGTTCATTTTTTTATCCCGGGTATTTACTGCGATTCGTTTCTGCGATTCGTTTCTGCGATTCGTTTCTGCGATTCGTTTATGCGACTAGTTTCTGCGACTGTTCTTACGATTCTTACGGCTATACATATGCGGAAACTTAGGGGTATTGTTACTACGTTTATTACGTTTGTTATTACGAGTATTATTATTTTTCTTCTTCATGCAGCCGCATAATTTACAATATTGCTGCTTTCCGTTTTTACTATTTATAAACCAATGCGCTCCTTGTTCGTTCATAGGGCATGGTTTTAATTCGCATTCGGAATTGTTAGACATTGTTTATATATAGGACGCATAAAATGTATTGTGGGTGATGTTATGTTTTTTGTATTGTAATATACGTTTTTTTAAAAAAAACATAGTAGAATGGAACACGAACGAGCGTTACCCCTGGAAAGACCGGGACGAGCGTTACCCCTAGCGCAACATATTTACACTCAAGATCTTTCGCAGTTTCTTTGCGCTGATGAAATTTCGTATATGAACCACCTTAATGATTTTGAATTAAAAGCGGATCTTGTTGGTGATGATATTCATAGAGAGCTTGCTAGTAAAATTAAAAGGATTCCAGGCAGAATCTTGTTGCGGTATATGACAACAAAATTAGCAGGAGAACCCGACCTTCGGCACTTTTCAACCATGCTCGATGAAGTGTTTGCTCCTTATGTAGAGGATCCGCCACACACTGATATCAATCAACGCATTGATGCTCATAAAAGAGAACTTTCAGACCTTTTTTTCATACTCCTAGACTGTGTTGATTTGCGTCTTATTATGTCTATGCCTCCTCCTGCTGGCGGTAGCAGAAAAAATGTCAAACGATGGAAAAGCACTAAAAAATCCGCAACACAGCGAAAACGAACTATACGTAGACGGCGCTAAGATTTTGAAAGTATTATGAGGGTTGAGTATAGATTTCATAGTATTACAATACTGTGAAATTTACAGATTTCAACTGTGCGCTACGTAACTTTGTAGTCGCGCAAAGGGAAACACACTTTACAACATAACCGCAAAATGGGATTTCCACATTTACTTGCGACTGTTCTTACGAGTGCTCTTACGACCTCTCCCATTCACAATCTTAGGAAACATATTCACAATCTTAGGAACCTTTTTATTCCGGGTTGTATTGTTTGTGAAGGCATTTTTGTTAGCTCTCATACAGCCACATAATTTACAATATTGCATCTTCCTGTTTTTACTGTTTATAAACACATGCGGACCAGTGAAGTTCATAGGGCATCGTTTGAATTCGCAACCGGAATTATTAGACATTGTTGTTATATGTTGGTTGCATAAAATTTCATAGGAATGATTTGTTGTAAAACTTTATCACTTGTTACTCTAGAGTATATGTCTGGAAAAACACTCGATTTAACTCCCTATGGTATTCGTGCCGTTCTAGATTCTCGTATGAAAGACTGGGAAACGATTGGTGTTGAAAAACTCACGCCTACAAAAGCAGCATTTGGAGGCGTTACAATCGACGGCGTTCGTTATACATTTGAGAAAAAATTAGGTTCAGGAACATTTGGTACAACCTATAAAAGTACGGCTCCCGATGGAACTATAGTTGCTGTCAAATGGGTCAAGAATGTAACATCATTCTTAGATTTACAAATGGTGCTACGTGAGGTTATTATACAAATTCTGTTGGCTGAAGTCAGCCGGCACGAAACGAACGGTCCGTTTGTTCCAGAAATTTACAAAGTTGGTTATGATTTTACCTTACACACCGCGTTTATTGTGACAGAAATGATGGATAATACCGTTCATAACTTAATGGATGTGCTCTCGCCATCAACGAACAATATTATAGTACCCGATATGCTTTCACAAATAGCGGATGGTCTTGCGTTTTTCCAAAAACACCTCAAATTCAATCATCGCGATTTAAAACCCGACAATATTATGTTCACACGTAATGCGTCGAATAAACGCATCTATAAACTCATAGATTTCGGATTCAGCTGTTTGAAGTGGGGTGATTTGGAAATAAAAGCCGGTCTGTACTACTCTCAAAGAAACGAATGTTTTCGTAAGGAACGTGATTTAGCACAACTCGTTTATTATATTCTCAATTACAAATATGATTATATTTCTGTAGATTTATACAATTGGTTAGAAAAAATGTTAGCGGTCAAAATAAACAATCGTAAATGTACGGCAATGGGTTATTGTATGGTACATGGTGATAGACATTTATACAGTTGGCAAGATTCGTACAGGTTCTATGATAATAAAGCCGTGAAATCGCGATACATGGGTCCTGATGCTGTAGTCAGTAAGGTGAAATTGTTTCAGGAACGTAAGGATTTTCATGCGAATAAAGTTCTAAAACCGAAAGTTGTTTTAGCCGCTGCAGATCCGACCGCAATTTGCGCTATCGGGCGTGTTGCGGAAGGTGGTGTCTGTGCGCTACCCGTGGCGAATCCTGTTGAATGCCCGCCTGGATACATACGAAATCCGAAAACCCGACGTTGCGTAAAACTTACGGGTGCAGCGGGAAAACGCGTCGCAGCGGCGCTTCATATTGATGCGGCACTTTTAGAACCGATTCCGAAAATATGCCCGGCTGATAAAATCCTAAATCCGATTACGAATCGATGTGTGAAACGTGATGGCGCAGCAGGTAAAAAAATTGCAGGAAAGAAAACGCGTAAAAATCGTTCGTGATTTTTAGTTTGCGAATAACCTAAGGCGAAAAAATCTATAGAACAGTAGGTAATCCGAATGAATTATGCCGGTGCCGGATTACTCATTCTCTCTCCCGACCTCAAACAGATTTTGCTCGTTCATGATGCGCGTTCTCGCAAGTGGGGATTTCCTAAAGGTCACCGTGAATCCTACGATACGTCTGACCTTAGTACCGCTATACGAGAAGTTAAAGAGGAAACAGGTTTGACAACCGATGACTACTGGATACAACCCGATGTATTTAAAATTACTAAAGGTTCTCAATCCTATTTATTTCGCTATGCTGTTTTAAAACACGAAAAAAACAAACAAAATATGCGCGCTGGACCTTCGTACGAAATTGCGGACCTCTGTTGGACACCACTACAACAATTATTAGAATCCACGAATGTTCTTGATGGTAATAAATATTTACGAACGTGGATTTCTGACATTCAAACCGATTCGCCAAAAAAACCCGTGTATCTGTTTAAGGCTCTACTTGCGAGCGGAGCGCCACCGTTGGAACCCGTGAGTACGAACAACGTCGTAACTTGTACCTAGTTTTTCCACGGCGATTTCGTGCGCAACTCGCTCTCCTGGTGTTAGCGATTCGTAAAAGCTATTTACATCAGCATCTTCGCTCTTAAGGATTGTAGTCGGTTCTGTAACTTTTTCATACGCCTTTTCATCTATACTTGTTTCGGACACTGTTAGTTTCGAAAACAAGGACGTTATCGATAGTTGATTCTTCGCTACTTTCGGTTCCTTAGACTTTTTACCGGACATTGTGCCACGGATTTTCTACATATATACGTATCAATTTTTCGGTTGTCTAATGGAAAGGTAGTATTGGAGCTATCCAACCCTACCCTAGTCTAATGGGCTATAAAAGTTCCGTTAACCAAAAAATTTCTTTTTTTGGTTTTGTTTTTTTTTTGAGTTTTAGTTTTTAGGTTTATTAATTAGGTTTTTGTTTTTTGGTTTTTGGGTTTTGTTTTTTTGGTTTTGGGGATTTATTATTTTAGTTCATGGTCACGATGCAGATGATATCAGGGTTCGCCGACAGTGTAACAGAACAGTCGTAGCACTCGTACAACTCTGGGAGCAGCTTCGCGCGCACCGTCTCCGTCGCAGACTTGGCACACGCACCACGGGGCACGCCCGCCTTCTGGCGGTGGAGCTCGATCGTGTGGATGCGCGGGTTGTAGTCGTCGCGCTTCCAGGACACAGAGTTGAACTTGAGGACGTTGAGCGCCTTCTGCGTCTTTTGGGGCATCTGCGGCATCTGCGGCATCTGCGGCATCTGTCGCACGACGGGCTCCTCTGTCGTCACTGCGGACTCCGCGGCAGACTCCGCGGTGACAGAGACAGCCTCGGCGACAAACACCTTGCGCTCAGCATTCTGTGACACCGTATTCGCCGACGCATCCAGCACGCGAAGCACGCAGATCTCTGCGTCGTTGCGGGGCGCGAACACGTCGTACAGCGTAGAGTGCTGGTGGAGCGCGTAGAACAGGCGCGTCTCGCACCAATCGTCGTACTCCTCGTACTCGTCATGGCTCTCTGCGCGCGTCGCACGCCACTCTGCGAGTTTCGCCTTGTGCCACTGTACCGAGAACTCGTTGTCGCCAATCGCCTTGACCACGACAGGGAACTTATTGAAGACCTGGTGGAGCTGCGACAGGTCCGGCACCTCGTAGTTCCACAGCGCATCAATAATCGGCTCCAGATCCGGTGCGACCTCGCGCGGCTCGTTCGTCGGCCAGTTACGCCAGTAAATCACCTCGATGAAGACCTCGTGGAGCAAATCGTTGAAGAATGCCGATTCAACGCCCTTCGGCTGCTCCGCCATAAAGTCACCAAGCATATCTGCCAGAGTCTCGAGCGTACGCATCTCCAGCGGTACGGACTTGAGGCTCAGCATGAATTGCTTGTACTCATCGCTCGTAATGATATCGCACGACATTTTTGGAAGGAAAGGAAGGAAAGGAAGGAAAGAAAGGAAAGAAAGGAAAGAAAGGAAAGAAAGGAAAGGAA